GGGCGGTTAGCCCCTTGGAAACCATTATTAATGGACCAAGGGACTGCTTCAGAAAAACTGCTCAAAGAGCAGATTCTGAAGCAAGATAAGCTAGAGCTTCAAGCTCTAGCTCATCTTATTTCAAGCCGCCAGTTACCAACTGGGGACTTGAAAACGCAGCTTAGAGCTTTAGAAAAGTTCCAAGCTGTCGTGACGTCTGACTATAAGCCGGACGCCACAATTCTTACAGACATATATTATGCTGCAAGAATTATCGGAAGACGATGCCGCAAAGCGGGACCGGGACCGATCCGCTCCGCCCATATATCTATGCACGGAGCGGGCTCCTTATTCTATTCAATAGAAGAGGGAGGAAGGGCCGAGGAAATCTTAGATTTTATCTACCCTACCCTCACGAGAGTTCCAGAGGAAGATCGTGAGGTAAGTCTACCCTTTATTAAGCTCAAAGTGCACAAAGGAGTCCCCCTATGGAGGACTTGGTGTAGACATGAAATCTATGAAGGGTATCCCGACATAGACTTCGGAGCGGAATGTCCGGACACCATTGGTGGATTCCGGGCATTCCGACAAGGATTTGATGAGGCCATAGGCCTTCAAATCCTTTGCTGTGCGTATATCTCAATGAGAGACGACACAGCTGGGGTATCTGAGATACCCATTCGAGTCCTTGCAGTCCCTGAACCAGGGGCAAAGACCCGTATTGTAACAACTGGACCATTTTGGTTATACGTGTTACAACAAAGCCAAGCCCACGTTACACGTGCGTTCTTGGCTTCACACCCTTCGGCTATTAGCGGAATGGTGCGTGCAGATCAGGCATGGCATTACCTATACCAAATCTGTAAGGCTCGACCCTTCTTCGAGAAGGGTTTTGCCTGCCTCAGTAGCGATTTAGAAAATGCCACTGACGCGATCCCACGACCTATTGCACAACAACTTTGGCGGGGATTCATCGAGGGTCTCGGTTATACCGGGGCTTTACTCGATATCGCATCTGACCTTTTACGAAAAGATCGGATGTGTCTCGCGCCGAATACAAGTTTTGTAGCGACACGAGGAGTCTTCATGGGTGAGCCACTCGCGAAGACTATCCTCACGTTACTTAATTTAAGTTGTGAGGAAATCGCAATTAGACAATATCTTAATTGCGATTTTGAAACACCAGTCCAAGTTCCTTGGCGGTGCTTCAGCGTGGCGGGTGATGATCACATTGCGATCGGTCCAAAGGACTACCTTAGAGGTATTACCCGTGCACATCTTCGGGCAGGATCAATGATCTCTGCACCGAAGCACGCAATATCGGAACTAGTAGTTCGATATTGCGAAAAGCTCCTGGATATTAGAAATATCTTCGAGCTTTCATGGACTCCGAAGACTATCAATGATAGTACATCGAAATACATCAAGTCGCCGTTTGTGGATTCCATAAAGGTACGACTTCTTTCTCCTTGTTCAAAGAACAATGAGAAATACAATGACCGCAATACGGCCATTGGTAAAGCCAAATCATTAGGTAAAACCTTGAGATGGCTTAATTCTGATCTTTTCCACTGGAAATGGATCAGAATGGTACGGGACCGATTCTTTACAAGAATGGGCCCGTTAATGCCAGATCTCACCAGTGGTGTATACTGGCATTTACTACTTCCCGAAGTATTCGGGGGAGTAGGTCTCTGGCTTGATCATGATATTCAAGATCTTGCCAGACGGCTTCCAGCTCCTAGTAGGAGTCTTCTGCAAGCCGTAGCTCTCGAACCGACCAGTGGTCGTACTCAAGAGTTATTAGCTTTATTTAAAGGTTTTACCTCAAATAAAAGCTATAGGGGATATTCCCTCACAGAGGACGATATCACCTTAGCCAGGGAATTATTAATTCCAGAGGCTATACAAGGGCTCGGGGAGCCAAAAACTCTCCCGGCGCTTGTGCGACAGTTTAATCTACAAGATTATCCTGCCGGCAGCCAATATCGAATCTTACAGAGACAAGACTGGCTATCGAAGGATTCCATCGAAGATGCAATCCTCCGACCGCTTCTTTACAAAGAAATTCTAGGTAGAGAAGCGAAGGCAACCGCGTTCAACACGGAAACCTTCAAACGCAGGTACGCCAAACTTTGGGAACTTGCGTTTAACGGTAATCCCATCATTGATGAGACGATCGTTAAAACTTCGTTAAATTTCAAAGAAAGAACGAAGTTTTACTACTGCGGAGAGAAATTAGAAATTCCTATCCGTGGTAGTATCCGTAGCGTTAACCTCATTGAGGAACTAACGATCGGATTACCCAATCTAAGAATCCGATGGACTAAGATTGGGAAACTAACCCGACCGATCTATGATCCATTGTTCAGTGAACAAGTCGAGTTAGAGGAGATCTCAGTCGTTAATAACGACTTAGATCCCGACACCATTACCCAGCTTATAGCCGAACACCTAGAAGGTGTTTCCAATAATGGAGGTAATGGTGACCCCTCACAGTCGGTCTAGAAGACCCAATTTTAAATTGTGCTTATAAAGCAAACTGTGTGGCAGGTACTGTCTACAAATATACGACCCGAGGGTCTGTATTTGCATGCAAACCAGCACTAGGGCGGAAGTGCTCCGGTTCGTGGCGCAGGGGATGACCAACAAGGAGATCGCGGAGAAACTCGCGTTGAGCGTTCGCACCGTCAATACCCACCGC